TCATGCATAATATTGAAAATCAAAATGCTCGGTCTTTCGGTCGAAAACGATGCATTTCAGGATGCTCCGCAGCGCGTTCCCTTTAGTTTCGAACCCCACAGAAGGAGATGCCAGGAGATCGCGGACGTTCCGGACGCGGTCAAGAAGCTCCTTTTGCGGCGGCGCAGATTCGGCGGGCTGTTCAAGGAGATGCTGCAGCTCATCGGACAGCCGCTGAATCTCTGATCGCAGGCGGGCTTTGCTTTCTTTGTATTCGTCCAGAGTGTAAACTTCGTTTTCGTAGGCAATCCGGGCACGTTCTTCCTGGTGCCTGAGCCGGTCGAGCTGGGTATGTATGGACTGGATTTCGTTGGATGGCTCTGCGGGGGAACCGGACGCGCTGGCAGCAGGTGTATACTCAAAATGTCCGCTTTCCAGGATGCCATCCAGGGACCTAAGAACAATCCGCTCCATTTTCTTGACGCTGATCGAACAGGATTCTGGGTGCAACCCCTTGGAATATTTCCAGCAGGTGAAATATGGAACGGCTCCACTACCGGTGTAAGATAAGGTTGCCCCGCACACAGAACACCTCATCAGCCCGGAGAGCCAGTGTTTACATGTTGACACGTTCCGGTGCCTCATGGGGCGAAATTCAGCTTTCCGGCGTTCCTGGCACTGTTCAAATAATTCTGTCACGGATGCCCTTGTTTTGTGCGTCCCTTCAAAAGAAAAACCATTCCATTCTACCGTTCCGACATAAAAACGATTCTGTATGATTCGGTCGATTGATCGCTTCTCGAACGGATTTCCCCGGCGCGTAAGATATCCGGAAGCGTTCAGCTGACGGGCGATCGCAGTCATATCCAGGCGGTCAACCGCGTACATATGGAAAATCATCTCCACAATCTTGTATTCATCTTCACGGATCACATAAGGCTTTCCGTTCCCGACCGCGGCATAGCCAAGCGGCGGAACGAGCTGGTATCCTTTCAGTTCGGCTTTCTTTGCCATTCCGCGTTTTACTTCAACCCCAAGGTTATAAGAATAAAACTCATCCTGCCACTCGATAATCATTTCGATAAGCCGCCCATACATTCCTTCCATGATGGGCTCCGAGACGCTTTCAATATCAATCTTCAATTTCTTTCGGAGCATTCCTTTGTAAAATGTGCTTTCGTCCTGATTCCGGGCAAAACGTGAAAATTTCCAGACAAGGATTACCTCAAAAGGCTGTGGCTTTTCTTTAGCGGTTGCGATCATCCGCTGAAATTCCGGTCGGTTATCGGCACGTTTGCCGCTTCGTCCGGTTCGTTCCATGAAAATATATTCTTCTGGAATCAAAATATCATGCGATTTTGCATATCGCTGGATCTCATCCAGCTGAGATTCCGGGCTGATATCCAGCTGGTCGTCCGTGCTGACACGGATATAAGCTGCACCTATTCTCATTTCGATCATCCTTTCGTATAAAAATATTAAAAAAGGGTATAAAAAATACACCTCTTGCGAGGTGCCCAAAAGAATGATATAATTCAAAGTGTTCAGGTTTGAATATATCTTTCCGGGCATCCGGTAAGAGAAATCTATGCAAGGCCGTTCGGTGTTACCAGCACCGGGCGGTTTTTGTATATAATTTAATTTTGACTATTTTTTAATACCGCATCAGCCAGAGAATCGGAGTATTGATCTGGCATAACAGAAGAATTGTATTTTTTATACAGTTCTTCTCCTTCTTTAAGAATCTCCGGGCAAACAGTAAAGCCATTCATTTCAGCTGCTTTTTCCGATAGAAGCCAAACGGGACTATCATGACAGTCTGCATGATGGTAGTAGTGAGTGCTCTTTTCACAAACAACCTTGGATTCAAATTCAGAGACCTTGTTTTGGTAGTGGACAAGAGAATTTTTTGTGTTTCTCAAATCGTCTTCAAGTTGTTCTAGCTGAGGTTGTAATTCGGCACTAGCAGCTTGATATCCAAGATCATATGCATTTAATACGCCAAGGTATACAATGAATATAGCACAGAAAGCAAAGTAAATTCCGACGATAAAAGAAAAACAATAAAGGATTTTCTTTGTATTTCGCACACTGTCTTCTGAAGCTCCCCATCTTTTCAACATCTGATACCCAATAAAGCCATATAAAAGTGTCGCAGTAAAATTGATTGTCTGAAGATCTGTGACAAGATGGTGTCCTATAAACAGGAAAGCTACAATTAAACAGTTAATGATGACTACAATCAAACGTCGCTTTTTTGAAAGTGGAATTTTAAAAAGAATAAGCAAAAGCGGCGCGATCAGATAGAAAAATGCTGCCAATACTATGCAAATCAAATAATAAATCATGCTCCCCCTCGCATTTCCATAACTTCCCAAACCAATAAAATGCCATTCTCATATATAATAGACGAATGCGCCCAGCCTTTCGGAAATAGAAAGGTGTGAGAGCTTATGATGTCTGTTAAATACATAAGATACGATAATACCAATGTGTATGCGCTGTATTACCGCAGCAATAAAACACTTTATTATAACCTGAGTTTCAAATCTAAGACAAAAGTCTACTACATTCTTTAAACCCAGCCGGAAGGCTGGGCGCTTTTAAGAGCTGCGTTTCTTCTTGCCTTCTTCTTCAATTGGTGGATATTTCTCTTCGAGTTCCTCTGGGGTTGCCGGAAAATGTTCGGTGCCGCCAGATGGTTCATCATTTCCACTAATATATTTGACGAAATTCATCAGGGTTTTTCTACCCAGATCATCCATTTCATAGAAATACATCAATGTTCTGCGGATCATCCGATCAGTTTCGGTATCTCCGGAAGCAACAGCTTTCGCCATTCTCATAAATTCCTCATCTGGAGTTTCTTCCACGAACATTTCCCCGTTTCCGGTTCGAAGCCACTCTTCGTTTACATGAAATTCTCGACATATCGAGAAGATGGTTTGATCGGTCAGTGCGTTTATACCACATTCCCATTGGCCGACGGTGTTGCGCTTTACACCAAGTTTGTCAGCAAATTGTTGCTGAGTCATGTCTAGGGATTTACGCAACTTTTTTAATCGTTCGTTCACGTTATCACCTCCGTTCTTGATTAAGTCAAGTGTACACCATTATAAAAAATAAATCAATAGAAAATGCTATTAAAACAACAAAAAGACATTAAAACAACAGAAATATATTGACAAATGCTATTATATGACGTATGATAGCCATAGAAACAACAAAACGATTCAGAAGAAAGGAGAAAAAGTCATGAAAAAAACATCCAATCACACAAACGACGCTGAGAAATTAGCTGAGATGATGAGAGAACTGACAGCGGAAGACAGAAAGATCGTCATGATCTACGCCGGAGCCCTTCGGGATCGCGCAGCGCTGGGAAATAAAAAGGAAGCTGACAACCTGGAGGCTTCATAAATTATAGAGAGGAGGCGGTCGAATTTGAGAAAACAGAGAAGATATGACGAGATCATGAAAGATCTCCAGGAGACCAACGCAGGGGATCGTAAAAGAATCCGAAGACTCTGCAATGAATTAAAGAGATTCAGAGTCTGCAGCCGGAGAGAACGGATAGGAGAATGGATTGAACATATGGTATTTCATTATGGTTATGCGCTGTACGCACTCCCTGCGCTCTTGTTCTTCCTGTCCTTCGTTCTGATGATGTTCAACATGACACGTTAAGCGAAAAAAGTATTGTAAAACTGCAGGAAGATAGAAGCGAGAGAAATGGCGGTTGTAATTGCATAAGGAATAACGAACCCCCAGAACCGGCGTCTTCTGTCATCGACGAATGTTGTACCACGTACACTTGAAATCAAATGCATATAAGGACCTATTTTGATAGGCTTCACAGCTCCATTTGAATTGCGGATTAGATAAGATTCTCCGGTATCTTCGGCGGCTGATTTAAAAGGCTTTACGATGATATAGTCGTTGAGCCATAGAAAATCAAGACCTTGCTGAAAGTCGAGATCTTTTTTATGGCAGAAGTCTTCTCTTAGCCCCTGATAGTCGATGTAAGGCTTCTCGCAGATACGCTGTAAAAGTTTGTAATAAAATTCTGGCATTTTTATCCCCTCCCCACATTGCCAGTATAAAAGAGTGGAGAGGAAAAAGCAAATAAAAAAGGAGGAACGTCATGAAGAAAGAATTTGAACCTGGAAACGTGAAAGAGATCATCGATTCTATTCCAGAGCGGAACCTGGAAAGAGAGGACGATATCGACAAAGAAGCTCACCGGCTGGAAGGGTGCCTGTATTTCTTACGCGGATATATGGGGGGAGATGCAGAACTGTATCCGGAACGGGTGTATACCGGCGCAGATATTGTTGAGCTTCTGGATGCTGTGATCCACGGAAAGGAGTGAGGTGTGTGACAATCACAAATCACATCGAAATCAATGGAACTGTCCGCGATTTTGAAACCCTCACAAAAGAAGAACGAAAAGAAATAGCTGCTCTGCTGTCTGACCGTTTCATGGCAGCAGCAGGATACCAGAGAATGAAAGGAGAACGGGATGAGAAGGGAAATCGAGGTATACAACCCCAAAAGGGAAGCGCGCCTGGAAATGCAGTTGAGAAGGAGAACGGAGGAGCTGAACGAGAATCTCAGATTTCAGGGATTGCTGTATGAGACGATCTTCGTTCTGACGGTGCTGCTGATCGCGACGGTCTTCGCGCTGCTTGTCGTTACATCAAACAGATTTTTATAGGAGGACTCATGGGAAAGTACAAGGAAATCCAGATTGAAGTCAGTGATGAGGTGTATTCGGCGCTGGAGCAGCTGGCGGATGATCTGAATAAAGCAGAGACGATTATCCTAAACAGAACCGGAAAACAGGAACTGATCGGTCAGAGAAGTATGACTGTGGAGCATATCGCACTTCTGGCAATCGAAACATATGTTCACAATATCGAGAAAAGAAAATGCCAGAAACCGGATCCGCTGGGATATACAGAGTAGGAGGAAACAATGGTCAAAATAACAATTAGCAGCAAAAAAGAGGAAAACTTCAAGGAAGGAGATCTCGTCTTCGGAGCGGCACTGAGCTGGGAAGATCCGGGAAGCCATATGGACGCGTTCATCGTAGGAGAAATAGATAAAGAAAAATTCCTCTACACATTTGCTGGTGCAGTAGCAAACATCCTTGCAAATACAGTACCGAACGAGTACAGCACCGAACTGGGGCGTGAATTTGTTAAAAAATTCGCTCTTCATATGAAAAAAATCAAAGAGGAGGGAGAAAAATGCAAGAGCTTGCAATCGTAGTAAAAACGACAGATGAACAGGAGGAACGCCTTGAAAGACTTCTTCCTTGGCACCAGAAACACGTGGAAGAGGATGGAAGCTATCCGCATAGTAACTGGAACAAAAGCGATATGCTGGAATGCCTGGTAAACATCCATGCAAACGAACTGGTTGAGTTCCTTCTGTCGGAAGAGGAGCATCGCCAGGGAATTATTCCGGAAAAGGAAAAGGGCCAGGCATAAAAGCCTGACCCTAAACCGTATACGAATCTGTGACAAGATCAGTATACGGCATACGGCGGAGAAAGTCAAGTTTTACAAGGGTTTAGCCGCCGTTTAGTCACTCGTTACAGTCATTAAACTTAGGCAGGGTGTAGAATGTCGTATTTGAGAAATAGCTGTTATCTCCCGTATTGCATCGAAGTAGAAGAAGTACATTCGAATAGGTATGGGAAGAGAGGATATAAGAGGGCACCGAGGAAGGAGCCGACCAGGGAAGAGATAGCAGAGGCGAATGAGCGCCGCCGCATTAAGAAGCTCTACCGAATCATAGCCACGAATTTTGATTTCGGAGATTATCACGCAGTCCTGACTTACCGGAAGGATGAGAGACCGACACCGGAACAGGCGAAGAAGATTCTCCGAACACTTCTCCGGAACCTGAGAAAAGCGTACCAGAAAAGAGGGGAACCGCTCCATTACATCATAGTAACCGAATATGAGCGGGCTGCCATCCATCATCATTTGATAATCAATGAGATTGGAGACACGATCAAGATTCTCAAAAGGCTGTGGCCGTATGGGGGAACACATTTCACGCCCATCTATGAGGCAGGAGAAGTGAAGGAACTGGCGGCGTATCTCATCAAAGAAACTCAGAAGAGCTTCCGGAAAAAGGACAACCCCAACAAGCTGGCGTATTCGTGCAGCCGGAACCTGAAAAAGCCGGTAGTTAAAACCAAGGTTATCAAGGCGAACACCTGGAAGAAAGAACCGGTGCCGCCTGCTGGGTATATGATCCGGCGCGGCGATATCGTGACCGGAATTAATGTCCTGGGCTATCCGTACCGGTATTATACGATGGTCCGCATCACTGCCGGGAAAGGAGAGGGCTGGATAAAGCCAAGGAAATATGCACCTGAATCGAGAGGAGTACCGCCTGATTAAACGGATGAGCCGCGGGGAATTGCAGGACTACCTGGAAGAGGTTTCCGGAGAGCTGGAGAAAGAGGCGATCCGCAAAGAGGCGCTGCTGGATGCAAGGGAATCACTGGAAAAGGCAATTGATATCAAAGGATTAGGACCGATGCGGAAAGCAGAGATCCGGAAAAAATATAAAAAAGCAATGGAGGAAAAAGAGCATGGAAGAAAAACGGGAACTGCCGGAGGGTATTAAAGAAGAAATGGGCGCATGTATCTTTTGCGGTCAGACGTACATGTTTGCGAATGTCGGACTCGGTACGGAGCAGTTAAACGAAGCAGCGACGGAGAGATGCACCTGCGAGGAAGCAAAGAACTGGCAGGTGCAGCGGAAACGTGCGGAGAAGGTTCGTAAGAAAACAGAAAGAATCTTTGCTAATGATAAGTGTCTGAATTTTATGCTGACGTCGGCGAATATGATCTTGTCCGGAGGACTGGATAAGGTAACGGTAAAAATGAATGATGGAACCGTGGGAACCATCGCGTTGACAAAAAAAGGCAGTATCAAGATCCAGCGCAGCAAGACGATCCAGGACGCAGCGGAGGGATAAGATGTATGAGGTAACCGTAAAAATTGGCGGAAATGCCAGTAAATACTGGGCGTCACTGGAATTTGACGATGCCAAGGGGAAGACTCATCGAAAAGAGATTGCCAGGGAGCGCAGCGCCACGAAATCAAGCAATACGCTGCAGGCGCTGATTGACGCCCTCGGCATTCTTCGGAACCCATGCGTTTTAACAATCTATACCGAAGACGATGCCCTGGCAGCAGCCTGGTCGAACGGATGGGTCAATACCTGGCAACAGCATAGCTGGAAAAACGCTAAGGGGAATACGATACGGAATGCAGAGCAGTGGCAGCAGCTCTATGAGCTCATGACACCACACGGGAGGCGGTTTGTATGTCAAAAAGCATAATGGAACCAGTAGGAGCGTGCGAATGCTGGAATTGCGGCGATACGCGGAACCTGGAAGTGCACCATATTTTTTATGGAATCCGTGCCAGAAAAAAGTCAGAACACTACGGTTTGAAAGTGCATCTCTGCCCTGGCTGCCATCGATGGGCGAAGACGGGGGTGCATGGCGGAAATCATGAATTAGATATTCGCTTGAAGCAGGAAGCGGAACGGCTTTTTGAATCAAAATACAGCCGGGAGCTGTTTAGACAGGAATTTGGCAGGTTTTACACAGAGGAAAATGCCGAAAACACGAATAAAACATTAGATCTTTTGGGGGTACAGTGGATATGACGGTGGATGATTTGTTAAAGGTATTAAGTAATCCGGATATGATCCGGATCATCAATGATGGCAGTGATGTTTATGTCGGATATCTCGGTACGATGCAGTATCACAAAGGGGATTTATCAAAAATTATGAAGCAGGAAGTACATTCATTCCGGTGTATTCCGGAAATTCGTCATAGGAATTGGAGAGAAAAGGGACTGGATGCCCCTCTTCTTCCGGACGCGATACCGACCTATGCGTATGCGGATCTGCAGAGCACACTATATTACACAATTTACATATAAAGGGGAAAAAAATGAAGAAAACAGAAGGAAAACGCACTTCGGTTGCGGAATATGTGAGAAAAAGAGCCTGCGGGGAAAAGGCGAGACCGGGAAAGGAAGAGGTTCCGCCTGCTTGTGAGAGAAGCGGGCAGCAGGAGGAAGTAAAAAGCGATTTGGAACTGCTTCAGGCATGTTGTAAGAAAGAAAAGTACTTCCTGGAAATGTTCCGGAAAGCGAGCGGTAGCAATGTGAATGATGTGAGAGCGAGGGCGCTGAAAGTGCAGGCATTTGAACAGGCGATCCGGGCGCTGACGGGGGAGAGGGCAGCAGAAGAGCCGAAGGAACAGATCCCACTACCGCCCATGAAGAATAACACCCAGCGGAAGGAATGGCTGGCAGGCTATCGCTCCTGGGGAGTCTGGTACGCGGACAAGCATATCGGCGCGGTTTACTACAAGTACGAGTTTGATAACGGCGCGAAATTGATTGTCGAGGAATACGAGAACACACTTACAACCCTCAGAAAGACAGAAAAGTGTATCAGCCGGTATTATCATCTGGTGGGCGGTCCGGAGCCGGTCAGAAGGACGGACGGGAGTCCGAAATGGAGCCGTCACGAAAACTATACTAAATATCCGGACAGCGAAAGCGAGCTGGTAGAGTTTTTGAAAGATATACAGAAATAAACCTCTATGTGGCAGTTATATATTACCGAATATGCCATTGGTCTATAGAGCGAGGCTCCGGAACTCCACCGGAGCCGGAAAGGAGGCGGCTGTGAGAGCTGCAGAAATGAGAGATATTATCATCAGTAAATTAAAAGATGGACCCAAGACAACCCCCGAACTTGTTGAAATGACGGGATTCAGCCCCGAACAGATCCGGGAGCGGATGCGCCGGGCAAAAGTCGAGGGAATGGTGGAAAGTGCTGTGATAGACAAAGAATTTATGTGGTACGACAAGAAACAGTGGGATCATGTTGTACAGGTTAAAGAGGATAAAGGACCGATTACATTCGGAGAATTAAGAAGAATCAGCCACTATATCAGACCGAATTTTCGAATCCGCGTTTATGACTGCGTCCCGAAGAAGGGAGAGGAAACGGCTGGCGTGATCCGGATGAAGCACATAGACAAGATCTATCGCCATGTTGTTACGTTCAAGGAAGGGGGGAGTACCACGCTTGTGAAGTTGGCGCAGTATTTCCGGGATGGCAGCAGGAACAGATGCATTAAATGATTTGACGGTCGCCGGAAACGGTCGATGGTCGAATTATTGTTTTGTATGTTGAGGAGTGGAAGATGAGATTTAAGAAAGGCGATGTCATAAGACATTTTAAAAGAGAGATGCTTACAAAAGAGCAGATCGAAGAAAATGGAGCTTTGTTTACATATGAGTTTTTGGGAGTCGCAGAGCATACGGAAACAAAAGAAAAACTGGTGTTATACAAGGCTTTGTACGATGGCGAGTCAATAGGGTTACCTGTGAAAAAGGGGGACATATTTGCACGACCGTATGATATGTTTTTTAGCGAGGTAGATCATCAGAAATACCCTGGCATAAAGCAGAAATATAGGTTTGAATTTTAAATCCAAAAGGAGAATAAAAGAGATTATATGCCTACGAAGAAACGGGGCTTTCTCTAGAGCAAACTTAAAATTTGGAGGATACTATGAAAAAGTGGGTAGAGAACAAAGAACTATACGGCGCAGTGTTTCACACGCTTGTGTTCGGGCATCATGGAGAGGATCCCGAAGCCATAGTGGCGTTGTTTAGAGATTCAGAGGGAGATTGGTTTACAACATCGAATGTACTCGATACATACTGGGACTTGCTGACCGGCAAGGAAGTGTGTGAACATGATGCCAAAATGATGGTAGAGGAAATGGTGTACGATCATTTTGCGGATGAAAAGAGGTATTACGAGGAAATTTGTGAAGAGCTTGATATGGAAAACTGAAATTAAGAATTTGATAGAGGAATACGATGAGAAATCAGAACGCTTCCGGAAGAGATGGGAGGAGAGGAAGGCAGCAGAAGAAAAGGATGGAAACAGGTACCGGGAGGCATATGGTAAACTGTACGATAAATTTTTAAAAACATACTAGGAAAAGGAGATAAAACACTATGCCAGAAAAAAATGAAACTAACAAAGTGCGCCTGATTGGCGAGGTGATATCAGAATTTACATTCAACCATGAAGTGTTTGGAGAGAAATTCTATTTCGTAAGTTTGTCTGTCACTCGTTTGAGCGGACAGGTGGATGTGATCCCAATCTCAATCTCAGAGAGACTTATGGATATATCTAAAGATTATCGCGGCACGACGATGGAGGTGCTTGGACAGTTTCGTTCCTACAACCGCCACGACGGAGAAAAAAGCCATTTGATACTGTTCGTGTTCGCGCAGGAAGTTCGACTCCTGGAAGAGCCTGCTGGATACACTGGAACGAATCAGATCTTCCTGGACGGATACATCTGTAAGAAACCTATCTATCGCCAGACACCGCTGGGAAGAGAAATCGCAGATATGCTTCTGGCGGTCAATCGATTATGCAGAAAAACAGATTATATACCGTGTATCGTATGGGGCAGAAATGCCCGCTATGCATCCGGTTTTGATGTAGAAAGTCATGTGTGTGTTGAGGGGCGTATACAGAGCCGCGAGTATATGAAAAAACTGAGCGAAACGGAATGCGAGAAGCGCGTAGCGTATGAGGTATCAGTCAGCAAATATCTGGACAATAGAAGAAGCTTGGAAAAAGGAGAAGATGATGGAGGAAGAACTGCTTAAAATGTCCGTAAATGCGAGGTGTATTGGCTGTAAAGAGCCGACAAAATTTGTAGCAGGGTTTTATGACGGTCCGAGGGGAAAGCGCGGATGCTTTTATGATTGTGAAAACGAATCCTGCGCGGTAAATCAGATGCTTCGGTGTGCGGAGTCTAAAGAAGCTCAGAAGATGATGCAGATCCAGGAAGATAACGGTCGCCTTGGAATGTATGCGGGAGAGATGGCAGCGCTGCGGAAAGATGTAGGGCTCACGATAATGCAGATGTCGCAAATGGCCGGATGCAGCCCGGCGGAGTACAGCGCATATGAGCATGAACGGAAAAAGTTTGATCCGGAAGTATATCGAAAATGTAAAGGGTACCTGCATGAAAGAAGGGTGAAAAATGGAACGATTAACGAGTAAACGAGTAAACGGCATCAAGTCCGGCTATTGGTCTGCAGCCAAAAAGGACGAGCTGATCGCCAGACTGGCAGAATACGAGGATACCGGAAAGACTCCGGAAGAGATCCGGGGATTTGAAGAGACTGCCCGGAAAATGGTGGAGAGAACAATCTCTTTGCATCGAGAATTGAAAGCTGAACAAAGCAAGGATGAATGGATTCCTGTATGTGAAAAACTGCCGGAGCTGGAAATGTGGGTTTTGGCAACAGTAAAACGTCACCGCTGGATCAGCGACTACAAAGAAGATGTGCCGGATGATTGGAAAGTAGATCATCCGGAAGTGTCCTATGTTACCCTGGCAAAGCGAAATGCTGAGGGCTGGTGGTACATCGACATGGAATGCGACAGCTTGAATTACGACCTAAACCCAGAAGACTATGAAGGGAAAGAAGATTTAGGCTGTCCGTGGGTGGAGGTCCTTGCCTGGAAAATGATTCCGAGAGGCTGCGGGAATGAAAGAAACTGAACGAGGACGCATTTACCTGTGCGCGGTCTATGTGGGAGACCGGAAAGAAATTAAAAAAGAAGCGCAGCAAATAAGCATCCAGAAAGACGATATCTATGGTTACATAGTAGAGCCGGAGAACGGCCGGGCATACGGATATCCGACCATGTCCGATCTCCGGAGAGACTGGAAAAGAGGGGTAGAATGACAAGGGCAGAAAAGAGAAGAGCCGCCCGGCAGCAGGAGAAGGATAAAGTCCGCTACCAGCTGACAGCGGAAGAAATCAGACAGATAGAGAAGAAAGCAGTCGAATCAAAAAAAGAACAGATTCGAGACAGCATCATGAAAGAGGTAAGGGAGGAATGGGAAAGAAGAGAGGAAATGCTGAGCGGGAAGGATGATGGCGAAATCGTTCAGAATGTCCTCTGCTTGCTCCTGGCAGTCCCGGTCAAAGTTCTTTGTGAAAAATTTAAGTGGAAGCCATACCCGCTCAACCAGGAAGAAAATAAAAACTCCAGGATCTTAAAGTTCTCGGAGGCAGTCATCCGGGAAACGAACGAAGTCTTTTCAGACAAAAACATAGACATCCGGGCATACGGTGAAGAGGTATATCGAAAATATGGCATTCGGTACCGGATAGAGGGGGAAGGCGATGGAAGGGATTGAGTGCTGCGCGAACTGTAAACACTGCGTAGCATATCCGAAAAATAACCGGTACGGAGACGTTGATTATATGTGCTTGATTGACGGTTACTATATTGCTGGAATACACAAGGATCGAAATAAGATCCGGCGCCTTACTCCGGGCGGCAGAAAACTGGAATGCAGATATGAGAGGAAAAAATAAGGAGCGGCAATAATAGCACGCTCCTCTAAAAAAAGAAGGTATGTACAACCTAAGTTGATTGAGATAACGCAATTATACCCAATCAAGCCAGAAAAAAGCAAGAGAGGGGGAATCTTATGGTATCGGCAAGTGCTCTAATTAACACGATACTGACACAGATGCAGGAATATGTCAAAGAGGGAGCCCTGAAAGATGTGCAGCTGATCCTCTACATGAATCTGGCAGATTATAGCTTTTCGAGGAACGAAGATACTACAGCAGTTAGCGAAGAATCGGATCGAATGTATGAAGTGATGCAGCTCTGGCAGCAGGATATGATTCTTAGGGGACTGACATCAGGAACAATCCGACAGTATGGACATGAACTTAAGCAGCTCATCATCTACGCAGGTGTAAGCCCGCTTGAGATGAGCGAATACCATATCAAGAACTATCTTGCATTCGGAAAAATCTGGAGGAAATGGAAAGACAAAACATATAATAGCAAGATCCGGTCGCTGAAATCGTTCTTCGTTTGGGCGGTCGAAAACAAGGAAATGGCAGAGAATCCGATGAAAAATATCAAACCCACCAAGGAAGAGTATCGGATGCAACCGATCCTCACGGCAGAGCAGAGGGAGATCATGCGCTGCGCCTGCCGGACAGAGCGGGAGCTTGCGGTGCTGGATCTGCTCTATTCCTCCGGCGGCCGCGTGTCGGAGATAGTGCAGCTCAATATTGAGGATATGGATTTTGTCAATCGCCGTGCCAGAATCTACGGAAAAGGACGGAAAGAGCGAGAAATATATTTTTCTCCCCAGGCTTCTCTCCATATCCGGGACTATCTAAATGAGCGCAAAGACAGCAATCCGGCATTGCTGGTGGGAGTCAAAGCACCCTATGAACGTTTGAGCATAGCAGGAATCCAGTACCTCCTGAAAGATATTCAGAGCCGAGATGAACGCCTCAGTGGTCTAAAAATATCGCCGCATACATTCCGCCGTACTTGCGGAACTGACATGATTAATCGAGGGGCGCCGGTCGAGATGGTCAAGGAAAAGCTGGGTCATGCCAAGGTGGACACCACACTGCAGTGCTACGCCCAGATCGGCACAGAAGCTGTGAGAGATGCAGACCGGCGCTATGGAGCAGCATAAGAGGAAATATATAAAACATACTCGGCTGGGTCTTGTTGGTTTGGCAGGAACCGGCCGTGGCAGCAGGAGGATAGGAAAATTGAACGAAGAGGCAAAGATTCAGTGCCCGTTTTATTTATCAAAAAAGCGGGAAAAGCTCAGGCAGGCAATCACGATCACCTGTGAAAACATAGAGAATAATCTAGGCTTTGATGTCAAAAATATGCTGTCGTTCAAATCTATCAGAGAGCGAACAGACTGGATGGGGCTGTTCTGCGAAGATGAATACCAGAATTGCCCTTATTATAAAAAAATCTATAAAAAATATGAGGAGGCAGAAGCGTGGGAATTGTCCAGAAACAGAAAAGAGAGATTGAAAGAAAAGAAATGCAGATAAAAATGCTGAAACAAAGCATCGCTGGAAGAGATCGGGCGATAGCGCTCTGGGAGGCACAGGCAAAAGGAGCGCGCGTGGTCCTGGAAGCTATCGTTAAACAGTATGGCAGGGTCGAATTGGATGCGACGCTGGCAACAGCTGACGGCAGAGATGTACAGGCAAAATTTGAGCCAGAAACCGAGAAGTGGATCATTGAGGTTGTTGAAAAAACGGAATAAAGAAAAAGCGCCGGGGATGCCTGGCGCTTTTTTGAAATTATGCGATTTCTGAAATGCGTTCCTTTAATCGTCTGACCTCATTCTCTAAACGATTAACCCGAATCAGAAGCATCTCCTTTTCTGTATCAACTTTTAGAGCATCATCGAGCTTCCGGCTCAAATCAAGATGACCTTCAGCGATAATTTTAATATTTCGGTTGGTTTCATTTTCGAGTGTCAACTGAATATCTGTTATTGCTTCATTAAATCTTCATTTTACTTTTAATAAAGATAAACGAGTTCGAATTTTTAAATCACTCTCTGAAAACTGCCGAACTCTGATCTCTACATGTGCCGGATTTTCATATTTCAAAATAACGGCCAGATTCTGAAAGGTCATTCCATCGGTGCTCGGAGCAACAACACTATAGTGCGAGTTCACGTCTGCAAAAGATTCAGTTGTTTTTTCTGCAAATCCAATGTGCCGAGATCCCTTTGCATTCGAACTCCATCGAACATTAGCGAAGGCAATATATACGCCAGCATCTACATTAAAGGAACCAGCGACAGTTTGAGTATTACTTGGAACCACGGAATCATCAGTCCCGACCAAAGCACTGTAATAGATAACTTTCAGATCGCTATTTTAAAAACAATACAAGTTCTCCAATCACATATCCGTTTTGTATAGATGTGGGATTGCTATCGCTTCCACTTCCGATTATGTTAGCCATAATTTTGCCACTACTTCCATCATACATCAGCGAGCCTATATAACCCAATGTTTTTGAGTTATCACCGCTTCTCACAATCCCACTAGCTTTTACTGTCTTGGAATCCAAACTTTTCAATCTTTGAATTTGACGTATATCGCTAGTAACTTCACCAAAATAATTATTGAAGCTGTCGATTAGTATACTAATTGATAGTACGACAAGTTTTCCAAACACAAAGGTATAAATATCGGAATAAGTTTTATTTATATTGGTTTTAAAATATGATATTGGAATAAAAAAACTCTCGCTATTTAACTATACGACGGCATGGGAAAGTTATCAATGTATAGTAAGCAAAATTCATCATCTAAATAGAAATAAGATTTTACATTTTTAAAATAATTCGTGTCTATTTTCATGTAATTTTATCTGTTTATTAAGGGCATGTGAAAAAACCTTGAGTTCATTACAAACTCTTGGTCTTTCTTTTTTCGGGACTATTCTTTTTTTTACAGCCCCTTTGGATGGGAGAAAATCTCGAAAAATTCTGTCAAAATAGAACGGAAAGGAGGTCGTTTGGGATGGCAAGGGCCAAATATCAGGAATGGGTAAATGATCCGGACAAAAGGACTTTGCTGTCCGGATGGGCCAGGAAGGGCCTGAGTGATGAGCAGATAGCGAAAAATATAGGGATTTCAAGGTCCACGCTGAATGAGTGGAGAAAAAAATATCCGGTCATTGCGGACACATTAAAAAAAAGCAAGGAAATCGCAGACACAGAGGTGGAAAATGCCCTGTATTTGAAATGCATCGGCCACAAAGTCCAGCTAAAGAAAACTTTCAAGGTCCGGAAGATTGAATATAACGATGCCGGTCGGAAAATCAAAGAAGAGGAGCATCTGGAAGTGGGAGAGGATGAGGTCTATATCCCCCCAGATACCAAGGCGATCATCTTCTGGCTGACGAACCGCGCTAGGGAAGACTGGAAAGAACGCCAGAATATCCAGGAGGAGCAAGAAGAGACCGAGGAAAGCGGCGTGATCATGCTGGCGCCGGCGGATGTGGAAGGAGTGAAAGAGGAAATTGAACGATACAAAAAGCAGAAGAGTGATCTGGCAGCCGCAGCCGAAACAGGCGCTGATGATGAGCAGAGGGGAGGATGAAGCTCTATACGGCGGGGCAGCAGGCGGCGGGAAGTCTGATTTTCTTCTGGCGGAAGCTCTGCGCCAGGTACACATCCCCCATTACCGGGCGATCATATTCAGAAAGACCTATCCGCAGCTCACGGCACTGATAGACCGCTCACGCGATGTTTATCAACCGGCATACAGAAAAGCCAGGTATAACGAGACGGGGCACGTCTGGAAGTTTCAAAGCGGAGCAAAAATATATTTTGGTTCGATGCAGCACGTAAAGGATAGGAAAAATTACCAGGGTAAACAATATGATTTCATTGGATTTGATGAGCTGACACACTTTACATGGGATGAATACTCCTACATGGTATCTCGTAACCGCCCGTCAGGCTCTGGAACGCGCGTATATATGCGCTGTACGGCTAACCCCGGAGGTATTGGCCATGGATGGGTAAAACAGCATTTTGTGAAGGCAGCAGCGCCATATAAGACGGTTGTGCATGAGTATGAGATATTGAACGTGGACGGCAGGAAGAAAAGACTGTATAGAACTTCCTGCTTCGTTCCGTCAACGGTATTTGACAATCAGGAGCTTCTGGCAAATAACCCGAACTATCTGGCGGCGCTTGCATCACTTCCGAAGGCGGAACGTGAGGCGTTGCTGTATGGCGATTGGGACAGCTTTTCGGGACAGGTATTTGAGGAGTTCCGGGATAATCCGATGGGGTATGAAACCCAGCAATACACACACGTCATTAAACCGTTCCGGATTCCCGCAGATTGGGCGATATACCGGGGCTTTGACTTTGGTTATGCAAAACCGTATTCAGTCGGCTGGCATGCCGTGGATCATGATGGATGCATCTACCGAATCAAAGAAATGTACGGCTGCACAGGAGAGCCGAATGTAGGTGTCAAGATAGCGCCGAACGAGATAGCCAGACAGATCCGCGAGGTGGAGCAGACGGATCCGATGTTAAAAGGGCGCAAAATCATCGGGATAGCGGATCCGTCTATCTATGATAGGTCACGCGGGGAATCGATCGCGGAAATGATGGAACGAGAAGGAATCTACTGGTCCCCGGGCGATAACACCCGCCTCGCCGGTAAAATGCAGTATCACTATCGACTTGCGTTCGACTCAAATGGTCGGGCGATGTTTTACGTGTTTGATACCTGCAAGGACTTCATCCGCACGATTCCGGCATTGGTATATGACGAGCATAACGTAGAGGATATAGACACGACCCAGGAGGATCACATCTACGATGAGTGCCGTTATGTCCTCATGGAGCATCCGATTGCCCCGCGTCAGAGTATTGTCCAGGAGATACCGCAGGAGGATCCGCTGGATTTGTACAAACAGAAACGTCTTGTATTGAGAGTATAGGAGGAAATCATGGAAGAAAAAGTGATACAGACCAAAATAGGAGAGGAAGAAGCAAGAAAAGCACTTGCTATTCTGGAAAAGTACAAACAGGGAAAGAAATCCCTGGATGAAAGATTGATTGATAATGAACAGTGGTGGAAGATGCGCCACTGGGATCGGTTTAAAAAGAAAAATAAGAACGGGAATGCAATCGAACCGGCCAGCGCATGGCTGATCAACTCGCTCATCAATAAGCATGCTGATTTTATGGATAATTATCCAGAAGCGAATATATTGCCGCGTGAGGAGTCAGACAAAGAAACAGCCAAGATTTTATCAGATGTTATTCCGTTTATCATGGACCGGAACGAGTACACTGCAGTCTATTCAGAAGCGACCTGGCAGAAA